GTTTCCCAGTCACGATCCAGTTGCACTGGATCCGGTTGGATAAAAATACGCGTTCCCATCAGTCCAGTTGGGAGAATGGATAATCCGGTCGCCTGCATTTGGCCCCGCATCAAACAAGTTGGCGTTACTTGGAGTTTGTTGGAACACCACAAGATAGGTGTATTCACTAGCATTGCGGAGCGAAGTAAAGCCACCCAGGTTACTGAGCCAATCATCCACCCCATCTGAGCGAAGCACAGGATGTCCGTTGACCACGCTCGTTTTCAAAAGCGGCTTTTTCGCAGTTGTACTCTGTGTGAGGTGATCGGATTCGCTACTGCGGTCTTGCCAACCGCCCACCACTTCGCCGTCGTCATCGGCAGCGGTTACAAACCCAGTGTCTTGATAGGTCTGGTGATCGGCTTCGAGCCAGAGAACCAGTCCCGTTTGGTAGCCAAGCGAGAGCGATCCTCCTCCGCCAGCCACAGCAAGTTTTGGACAACCAGTGAGTACGGGAATAAAGCATGACATTAGCGCAAGTACAAAAAGGAAAGATTGTCAGAAGTGGAATCACAGACAAAATACAATTCCCCCAAGTCATAGAAGGGCAGCTAGGGAGTCATCTCACCTGCAGAGAGTTCCATACCATCGGTATCCGAATCCGCAGAGAATCCCTTGGTAACACTGCTACCTCCCACGTACACTTTGCCAGAGTTGGCCGCCTCTGCTTTGATCAACACCATCGCGACGGACTTCGGCGAAGAAGTCAGTGCTGTTGCCGCCACTTGTCCTGTGCGAAATCCCGAACCAACGTCATCGTAGCGAGGCGCCCCTTCTTGTTGGACAAGTGACATTAGTAAATCTCCGTGATCGTCACCGGGTGAGGAGTCGAGATCACTCCACAGGATTTCAGATACTGTTCTCGCAGTTTCGTCTGGTCGGGAATCTCGCTCAGTGTGTATTCGATGATTGGGTTATCCCGCAGCTCACAGCGATAGCCTTTGAGCGATGTCGTCTCAGGTGGTTTGGTTTCTGGTGGTTTAGCTTCGTTATTGCGACGTGGCATAAGTTGTGATCCTTTGCGATAGTTAGTTGTTGTACATCCAGGCCACATACCTGGGGTCTTTCACTCCCGGCACTCCGAAGATTCCCGCTCGCACTTGCATGGCGATGTCCGCTTCAAACTTCAGTGGATTCCAAGCTGGAGCTTCTTCGGTTTTCAGCGGATACACTTCTCGCCAACAGAAGGCTTTCTTGAACTGTCCCAAAAACCACCAGTCGCGTGCATTGGTTGCAGTGACACCCGAATTGATGATTTGACGATACGCGTACTGGCTTTTGTAAACGGGGTAGGTGGTATCCAGTGGATTGGGAGCCAGCGTCTCGTGGGAGTTATCTGTGTGCCGTGTTTCTGTAGCCGAGGTAACTCGTTTGGCCGTGTAAAACTTAAACGGCATTACCAAGAGGGCATCGGGTTGAACGTTGATGGGTTTGCTTGTGACGGGATTGAGGATCTCGCTGAAGAGTTGCTCAGCGACATTGATACTATTCCAATCGGTAAGCGGTGTTGATGCCTTCTTGTTGATCCAGTTACCTGAATCCAGATATGTGCTGTAAGTAGTCCCGTTCCACTTGTGGGTGTTGGATAGCCCTAAGACTGTATCGAGGATCTTCTCCTCTTGCCAGATAGCCACACGCTCGCCAACATTTCGCGCGGACTCGATAATCTGTTGGGTGAGATCCGAGAAGATGGCTTCCATCGTGACGTTGCAGATTTGACCGTACTTCTCTGGAGCGGGATACTCAATCCACTGTTCTTGGAATTCGGTGTGTGGGTAGCGTTCACCCTGCTGTAATTTGCGCGGCTCATCCACTACATCGGAGAGAAACGGGACTTTCTGCTCACCTAAATTGCCATTGGTGATGGGAACGGTGTCTACCAAATCACGAGCGATAAATGCTTGAGCTTCATACTTTTCCTTGATTTCGTTGACCAGAAGTTGGCCCGTGATGTTGGAGAAGGCTGAGGAATCGACCGCATCGCCCGACTCCAACACGTGAACTGGAGTCTTGAGTTTGTCTTGCCAATCGTAACCACAAATGCCTTCGGCTAGGTTACGCAGGGAAATATTGTGTGATTTGATCTTGCCTTCTTTGAGGCAGTCGCCAAAAAAGTCGCGGGTCTTCTGGGCGCCATGTTGACGCGCAAAATCTCGGAGTTTTACCCCTAACATAAGTGTGAACTCTCCTTAGAAGTGAGTGGGGTGAGACCGCTAGATGGTACAGTCTCAGAACCCCGGAAGGATCAGAAGTGATTCAAAGTGTAAAGTTAGACAGCTTGTTGGGATTTACGCGAGAGCAATCGAGCGACAACCGTTGTGGAGGTGACAGCTCGCTCGACCACTTGGGCAATCGCTTCGTTGTCGGCAGTAACTTTTTGAACGGTGGTCGAGAGCAGGTTGTTGCCGGTATCTTTCTCTGGGCCAACAAGCTCGCCTACTTGATACGTTGCGCTGGTCGCTTTGAAACGGAACACGCCCGCGGTGTTAACGCGCACTTTCGCTTCAGAGTTGCCGTAAGGTAGTGACTCATTCGCTACTTTTCGTTGAGCACAGACACCCAGGAAATTGGCAACGAAGTTTTGCCGGGTGGTGGCTTCATCGGTATCCCACGTCTCATCTTCTGCACGGTACAAATCGCCAGAGGAGTCGATAGCAACCAGGTCGCCTACTTCGGTGGCTTGGGCTAACAACGCGGGAGCGACGATGGGTTCAGCGTCTGAGTGCAGATATTGAACATCAGCTACAGCCATAGTGAGTTAGTCTCCTAATACTTCTCGTTCAAAATCATCAAGTGAGGTTTCTTTGGTGGTTTGTCCAAACGAGGTGGGGGCACGAGTGCGACCTTTAGTCATGGTGCTGCGCCGGTCTTCAATGAGCCGAATGGCTGCTTGTTCGGAGTCACAGCACAGCAGTTGTTCTAAGAACACTTCGCTGACAGCTCGCTGAGGCAATCCACGTGACTGACACAAATCCAAAACGTAGTCGGTGTGCTCTTGCGATTCGAGTAGCTCACGCATGTAGACCACAAGTGGATCAGTGGATTGACGGATGGCTTCCTGAACCTCATCTTCGTCTTCGTAGCGATCCTCGTCTACGTCTTCGTATTCGTCATCTTCTTGAGCTGGCACCTCTTGTTCATCATCATCAAGAAGCTCCAGAGCGGTATCGATTTTCTCTCGTTTCTCCTGAGTAGAAAGGGTCGGGTCGTTGACGATTGACATCACCATAATCCCAATCATTTCGTGATAAGACTGCGGTTCGTCTTGTCCCTCTTGACCCATCTCTTCGAGATGTTCTTCATCCTCATCAGGATCCATTTCGTTCATGCGTGTTCGCTGTAGCGCCGCATCAGCCACCATTCCCGGAATCATGTTGCTCCCTTCGAGTAAACCTTTAGTCGTGGCGGGGTCAGCGACCACATCCACTGAAAATACTTTTGGAATTCGTTTGACTACAAATGTGCCATCCGCTTCTTGCACTCCCTCACCCAGAGCATTGTGTGAGAGACCAATGGCATTAGGATCATTCTCCAGCCACCAGATAAACGATTTGGCCTGTGAGTGTTCTGGGTTGAAGCGTAAATCCGCGAACACGCCATCGTGTTCCAACGTCACGTTATGCAGCCTGCCGAAGCGTTCCGACAAACTACGAGATTCGACTTGCTTTTTGTTACCGAAGGAATCAGGCTGATCGTCGATCTTTGGGTGATCGATATTGACCTTGAGTCCTTCGTAAAAGCCTGCGGCTTCGCGAACCGCAAGTGGGTCATATCGCCGTTTATTCTCAGACGTCAGTCCGAGAACTTTTAGCCGGTGAGCTGTACTGGTCTGCGGATCATAGCGCACACCAGGTGAAAAAAGATTGGTCTCGAAGATCTGTTGTTGCATTACATCTCGTTGGTGAAGATAAGAGTGAGAACATTGCGCATCTGTCTAAGCGATGTGTTTTTGTTAGTTTGCACTCCTAATGTTTTCATCACATCGTGTAGCTGACCTCGTTTCATAGTGGTAATAATGTTGGGAATCCCTGCACGATCGGCTTTGCTAAACTTGTGTCCCAGTGCTTTTTCCATGGCGGAAGCGGTTTTTGCTTGAGTCGGTGTTTTGAACCCTTTGGGGCGTTTTCCCATTTTCCGAGCCGCGATAAAACCGGCTGCTGTAAGACCCGCTCCGACCGCAGCTCCCGCTGCCACTTTTGCAGTCGAAGAAAATCTCCCGGATTTGTCGCGTTTGTGTTTGGTTTCGTCGTACTGCCCTTTGGATTCTCGTGAGCGTTTCTGAATCGCTTGCCACTTGCGCCGTTTCTTCAGTGGCATCGAACCCAAAAACCACTTGTCCGCGTGGTAATTAAACGCATTGCGCATCAGCTCCGGTTTCTTCGCTCTCACCGCGGCTCGCATTCGTTTGGTGCGAAACATTTTCATCGCCGCCGCCGAGGCCCCAACTCCAGCCAACGCGCCTGTCGCTTTCGCCGTCCGCTTCACAGCTCGCCGAACGCCGCCAACAGAAGTGGGATTCCTGCCGTCAGAAGATTTACTCACCTGTTGCGCAGATCGTTGAGTACCACCATCGCCCTTGGAAGTAAACTTTCCATCAGCAGCACGTTTGTGTTTCGTCTCGTCGTAGGACTCGATAATCTGCTGGATGTTGCCTACTATACTCATCAACGATTTCCTAACCGTGAAGCTCCTCGTTTGGCGAACCACTTGACCCGTTTGGCAATCGCCCGCATCGACTGTTTCGACCCCATCTTCGCGCGCCCCACATTGGGCAACAGCGACCGACCTTGCCTGTGACGCCGCTTCATGGCGTTTTCCCAGCGTCCCGCGGCAGCCTGTGTAGTGACCGATCGACGTTTGATATTCCGGTCACCCCAGCGCTCAATACCCCGTTTCAAACGTCCCACACCACCAGACTTCTTGAACTTGTGCGCTCCGAGCGCTCCGGCTCCTAACACACCAACCGCAGCCAGTCCAGCGAGTTTGGAGCGTCCGTGGTGTTTTGCTGTACCACGCACGAATCCTCCCGCACGCTGAGCCAGCGAAGGTTTGGAGGGTTCTTCGCCGCCACCTTGAGAAGTGAACTTCCCGTCTGTGCCGCGTTTGTGCTTGGACTCATCATAAGATTCTCGGATCCGGCGCAAACACATCGCGATTATCTGTTTTTCGACCACTTTTTACCTTTTTTGCTAATCGGGATACGCCCCCACTTGGAGGAAGTCAGGACACCACCTTGCGAATCCGTCCAACGTTTGTGCTGATGGTCATCACGTTGCGCTTGTTTGCGAAACTCCGGATCGGTGTGATAGCGATCTTGGAAAGTCTGTTTCTGAGCCGACTGAATGGCGGGATCTTTGAACTTGCCAATACCTGGAATTGCTCCTTGGGCTTTGTAGCCTCGACCAGGGTGTAAACGTTCTTTCTGAGACTTAGCTCGGTGTCCATAAGAGAGTGTTCGATCAAACTTCTTCACGCGCTTCTTGCCCTGAAACTGGCGAATCGTCTTATTGATCAGCCTCCGTCGAGCTAACGTACCTTTGGAGCGTTTGTTGAGCTGGTGCAAACCCACTCCCGTTCCCACCACTGCCGCACCGGCCACAGCTCGCTTGGCCCATTTCTTGGTAGAAGAACCTCTGCCTGTTTTCGCAGTGCTTGGTGTTGCCTGTTTGCCCGAAGAACCTCCTCCACTCTTTGATGTGAACTTTCCATCTTTACCTCTGGAATGTTTGGATTCATCGTAGGCTTCGATCAGTCTTCTAATTGTGTGTACGGCTAGCACTTCACCCTCGTACCAGTTGTGTTTTGATTCCAGGAGGTTGTAGTGAGGACACTTCCGATCCCGGTTGTCCTGGGAGTTGGCTCTGTCCAGTCAGTCCAATGCCTTGTTGACGTTCGTGAGCTAAATTCTCACGTTCTTCATCACGGTCAAGACCTAACTCATCTTGTACCGTGCCCACCGACTTCACACCCATTTGGTTGTAGATCTGATTGGTTGTCGCTTCTTGCGCTTTGTCTCGAACTACTAACGTGGGAGCATCGACTTGGATGTCGATCAAGAACTTAATCTCTCTGGGCAACAGTCCTACTTCGATCGCCCAGTTGAGCTGTTTCCAAATCAGTGACTCACGACCTCGAAACCGTCCTTTGCCAAACGCTTGGATCATCACGCGCTGAAGTCGCTCAAACATCTTGACACTCGGAGCTTCCGCTACCAGCGAAGAGGCGTAGTTGGTTGAGCTGGCATCGACAGTCAACATCCATTCCGGCATCACCAGTCTTGCGGCCACCGCACGCAGTTCCGCTTGCAACACAGCGACATAGTCCCCAGCGTTGACATTGCCTGGCGGAAACTCATACTCCACTCCACCAGAAGAGTTCAGCACACTGCCATATCGAAGTCGCTCGATGTCCAGCACCACTTTGGTTGTGGGATCTGTGACCCGAACTTCTTTGAGTTCCTCTAGCATTGATTTGGCAGAACCTTTCAGGATGTCATTAAATTTCCTGATCAGTGCAATTTTCGCTCGTGTTTTCGCCATCGAGGCCATCGAGGCCAAAAGGTCTTCGGCACGCCGAAGGTTTTGTTCGACAGGGTAGAAGGTGGGCAAACCGCGTTTGGCACTTCGTGAGGTGTTGAACTTGATATGGGTGACTTCCTCCACACCCACAAACGAAGAGTTTGTGTTGTTCTGATAGGGATCTTCTACAATCCAGTATCCGTGCACATTCTCGATGTCCCGGTGATCGGTTTCGACTCCAAAGCTGCGCTGGGGAGTGTAGACATCGCCATGGGGATCAATGACATGTTCTGCTTCCACCTTGCGAATGACTAACAACCCACTGGACTGGGGAAACGAACGGAGAAATGCTTCTCCGTCCTCATCAGCAGATTTGAGCGTATCAGCTTCTAAGTTGGGCAGGTCGTTGTACTCGACAAAGACGTCGATGACTCTCTGCACCTTCTCACACAGTCCTTGTGGACACTCGTGTGATCTGGGAACAGCTCGGTACGTCAGCCCGTTTCCCACCACATAGTTTCGTCTGTTCTCAATGGCGGAGATGGCGAATTCGTTTTCTGCACACAAGCGACGAGAGCGTTGTCGAATGTATTCCAGATCCTGCCAGGTCGTGTAGACGGGCAGGACTTCGCCACGGCCTTGAGATCTCTGAAAGTAGGGAGCCGCGCGACCGGATCGAAACACTCCTGAATAATCGAAATCCAGCTGGAAATTTCTGGGGTCGACTAACCCTAAGTCGCTGTAGAACCCCAGTGTCGATTCGTGCAATCGCTTCGCATAGCACTTCTGGGCCTGCGCCACCTGGTCATCAGAGATAGTCAGCTCGTCAGTCATTCGTTACAACACAGCAGACAAAAGAAACTTACACTTCCGCACCTGTTTTAGGTTCTAAAGGAGTGGCATCGGGATCAGCACACTCTAACAGATCTTGCTCACAATTCGCATGAGCAAGATCGTGGAGATTGACTTGGGATTGGGTCAATTCGGTCACACGACACTTCAACTGATCGACCTCCGCACCGAGTGCAGTGGCTCGATCTTGCCAACACTGAGATTGTTCTGTCCAGTGATCAAGTCCTGTTTTGAGCAGCCGATTCTTGCGCGACAACCTGCCAACTTCACAGATCGCAAAATACAAAAATAACGAACATACAGTAGCGATCACACCGAAACCAAAAGCCATCTACGATCCCCAATCTCCGCGTTGACCTGTTGTCAGGTAGGCTAAGTTGAACGCATCCGCATCATCAGGTGATCGGCCAAAGCGTTTCTTAGTGTCTTGCTTAGGTTCCACTTCCGTGTGCCCAGTAATCGGTCTCACCTGATACACTGGAGCGAGCAACTGTTGCGTCAAGGAATCTTGTGTACCCTCTGCTAAACGGGAAATATCCACTAACCCTTCTCGCGCACACTCCATCGCTCCAAACCAAAGCAATGATCGCACATTGCGAAACCGTTCATCCGGGGACGTGTTGGAGGAATTCAGTCCCAAGAAGTTGTAGCCGTCAGCTAAATCGACAACACTTTGGCCAAAACCTCCGGTGACATCGATGCGAACTTCGACATCGTTTCCTTCACCAAACTGGCGGCAAAGTTCCTTGAGTCTTTGGGCTGTTCTAGGTTCGCCCCAACCATTGTGAGATTCGTGGTGCAGTGAGCACGACCCTTGTCGTACGTGAATCGCAGTAAAATCATCACCATAGTGAGCCACGTCACAACCGATATACACGCGCCAGGAGTCATTGAGTTCTTGCGGCAATCGGATTCGTTCCACCAATGCATCTGACCAGACAGTATCTGTTGCTGATCTGGGATAACGACCAAGTAGCCTGCTCTCCGCTACAGGCCCTGGCCTGTACCACTGACCGGAATCTTTCGGAAACTCAAAGTCAATCTCCAGATCCGGTTGATCGATAAGTTCACACCCCCACTCCTGTATCCAACGCCGGACTTTCTCTATCGTCACAGCGCCCGGAATGGGGGGAGCTTCTGGTATAACGACATTCGGGTGAGACAACGCTGAGATTCTTCTGGTTTTCCAACCAGAACCCGAACGCCGTTCTTCAATGTACGGCTGCGAAGCTACCGATGTGGGGTTGAAGATACAAAACCAGTAGTCTCGCTCAGAACCTCGCATCGAGTTGCCCGCTTCCCAGAACTGCTGGTCAACTCCTGTGGCTTCATCAAAGATCTTCAGTATGTTGCGGGAGTGATGTCCTTGAAAACTATCTGCGTCTCGTGCTGTAAATCCACAGGCCCAATGATCAGGAGCATCTTCGAGTCGCGGCATCTTGGCGCCCCGAAATCCTTTTCTTGCACCGCGTAGAATCCGAACTTCTTTCCACAACAGATCGCGAACTTGTCTGTCAGTCGGCGCTGTTGTCAGAGTAATGCCCGGCTGAAACGAGTCGTAAAACCAGTTGACCAGTACAGCCCCCAAAAAGGTTTTCCCCACATCGTGGGAGGCTTTGACTAGTAACTTTTTGTGACAAATTAGATCTCGACAACACGCTCGTTGATCAGGTGTGAGTGATACCCTAAGTACGTGTCTGGCATAGGCAGCGGGATCATCGGGAAACTGGGAAGCATAGATGGCAATTGCTTGCTGACCTGGAGAGATCAATCGCTCGCCTCTTTACAAATTACCCAGTGCATCGACAGCTTATCAAATGGAACCAAAATCAGTCGTTCGCAACCCTCGCGCTCTGGATCACGAATCTTCACACCCAACATTTCGTCACTGTAATCCAGCGCCAAGATGTCCTCAAAAATGTGTTCACCGTCGACCCCTTCAACGATGAACCCCACTTGCTTTACTAAATCAAGTTGCTCAGGCGTATCAACGATTAGACTCATTCAGTAGTCTCTCCTTGGATCTCTTCTGGTGGAGCTGTCTGAAACTTCGCCACTAAATTCATCACGTCATCAACACCTTCACGAAATATCTCCTGCACGCCCACTTTGTCCAAACCGGCAAGCCGCTCCAATCGCATTTGCGCTGTTTGTTTCTCTTTGAGCGATGTGTCCGGGTCAGAGATGATCGATTCCCAAAAGGTGTAGGCTTCCGCCAACAAGTCGCGGCCATGCTGACTCTTGAGTTCCTCAGCGACTTTCTCTTGAGCGGATTTGAGCAACCGATTGCCTTGCGCTTTGGTCAAATTAAATTTGCGCTGCAACTCCTGCACTATTAGCGACGGAAATTGTCTTCGCCGCATCAACACGATTGCGTAATCAATCGCTTCAATTCTTTGTTTCCCATCCAACCGTTTCGACATGAATCATCAACTAAAGTGAGGCGTAGGTGAAGTCGCGTTAAGAGTGTCAGAGCACCCTTGGAGTTTAAGGCAGATCCGAAGTGAGATGTAATCCAGGTGTTGCGGGTGGGAATCGGTGTATACAGATCGAACCAATTACCTGAACGATAAAACCCGGTATTGTATTATACTGAGCAAATAAGGAGATTTCGTTTTTTCTTTTGTTTGCGTGACAACTCACGATAGCAATCAAGAGTCAGTTTCGGAAAGTAGTGAACCGGATTCCAAAAGTTTTCGGCGTCGAAAACTTTTCATGCTCTATAGTGTGCGAAAACGAGTGATCCGAATTCAAATTGTTGAAGTGAAAATTGGCGGAAAAAGTAGTTCAGATTTGTGTTGCCGTTCGTTCAAAATCAGTTTCGAGACGCCCCCAACTCCGGAATATAAAGTTCAAAGGCTTCCTCAGTGTCAAATTCGTGACCACTTTCACAGATAATCACTTCGCGAGAGCAATCAATTAACACCAATTTGCGCAGGCAAGTCGGGCACAGCGGGGCAAGATTCCACCCCGAGTGCACGTGGTGTGCAGATTCGGGGACGTTAAATCCTGGAAATGGATTAGGCACTTTTGGAATACTCCGCAATAGCTAATTCTGTTGTTTTTTTATCCACTTTTCACCCCACTCTTTTTGATAAGTTCCAGTCGCAAAGGAAAGTGTGTGAAAACCAATTTCTAAAACTGTTTTTAATTCCGTGTGCAGCTGGCTTAGAGTCTCTTCCTCGGCTTCGGTCAATTGTAACTCGCCGTCTGAGTCGGAACTTCCGATCCCCAAAATTTCTGCCATGTCTTCGAGCACGCTCGAATTGCCATAGGGCCGTTTGGGGTTGATGGAAGCTGCACCAAATTCGCAATCATTCCACCCGACGTGGCAACGGGATAACAATTTCTGGTGCGATTCAGTAATTGTAAAAACAATCGGATCTAAGATTCCCACTTAAATACTCCGTAGAACTGGTGTTACTTGACACCGACAATTCGACACTTCTTGTGGTGGCCTGGTCACTTTATCTAATCTCCAGGCTGAATTACAATTGGTTTGTCAATCAAGTGAACGCGCTCATCTAAATCTTCGGTAGTTATCAAATCGCCACACAAAAGCGCAACAAACTGTGTCTCTGAAACTTTCATGCGCCACGATCCGATTCGGTCACTCGACCAGATCGATCGTGACTGGGAAAC